ACCTTGTTTGAGTTCAAATTCGACTTCACAGATTTTGGCTTGATCGGTTGGAGTACGAATTTCACCATCATCTAAACAAACTTCAATCTGTGAACCTTCAAACTCAAATACATGGAAACTTCGTTGTACATTGGTTTGAAACTGTAATTCTAGCTCAGCAGGCGTATCACCTAAAATTTCATGTAGCACCGTTTGAACGGTTCGGTTGTGTTGATAAAGTGATAGATCGAGTTCTGGTTCTTGTTCACATTTACCCAGATAAATATCTTCTTCAATGCGTTGTAGATGGTTTTTACTGGCAGCTTTAAAGGTTTGTACCCAGTGTTCACCTTCTTGGCGTAAACGGATAGCGACATAATTTTTGGCAAGTAAGCGGTCAGCTGTATCATAATATTTGGCTTGGAGCTGAATTTTTTGCGCTTTTTGCTTATTCAGTGTTTGTAAAACAGTTTTTTTCTTAGATTCAGGAAGTTGAAATTTAAGCTCTATTTCCATGATGTTATGACTCCTGAGCGCAAAGACTGATAAATATAAAATGAGTATAACGGGTTGATCTCAAGAATGATTGTAAAGTTGTTTTAAGTCTGGATACGATGACACCTAATGACTTTATTTTGTGCAAAAAATGAATTAACGTGTGAACAATCTTGCACGATTAGGATGATCAAGAAATGAATGCACCAGCAAATATAACCAAGCCAGTGGAATTTTCATTACCGATTAAAAATTATAATGAATTCTATTATTTCTACCTGACAGAGCATCGTAGTATCATGAGCCGCCGTTTGCATGTTGCAGGCAGTTCAATTGGCTTATATTTCTTTAGTAAAGCAATTCGTCAGCGCAAAGCAAAATACTTCGCTTATGGTTTGGTTTCAGGCTATGCCTGCGCTTGGGTGGGGCATTTCTTCTTTGAACACAATAAACCTGCTAGCTTTAAACAACCATTTTATAGCTTTATTTCGGATTGGCGTATGTTGTCAGACGTTGCGCGTGGGCGATTAAGTTTGGTTGATCGTCAACTGGATAAAATTGATTCTTAAAAAATATTTTTCTTTAATACGATAAACGACATCTACTGTCGCAAAGCTGCTTCGGCAGCTTTTTTATTACCAATTGTTCAAGTAAGATAAGAAAAAACAAGAGAAATCATAACAATGGAACAACTTAATCCTTCCGATTTAAAAGCAATTTTACATTCTAAGCGTGCCAATCTTTATTACCTTGAACATGCACGTGTCATGCAAAAAGATGGTCGAGTTTTATATCTCACAGAAGCCAAAAATGAAAACCAATATTGGAATATTCCAATCGCCAATACCACGGTCATTTTATTGGGTACAGGCACATCCATTACCCAAGCGGCAATGCGGATGCTCGCCAGTGCAGGGGTGTTGGTCGGTTTTACAGGCGGCGGTGGAACGCCTTTATTTATGGGGAGCGAAATTGAATGGATGATGCCACAAAGTGAATATCGTCCAACAGAGTACATGCAGGGGTGGATGAGCTTTTGGTTTGATGAGGTGAAACGTTTAGAGGTCGCAAAGCAATTTCAGTTCGCGCGTATCGAATTTATCCGTAAAGTTTGGGCTAAAGATCGGGATTTACAAGCCGAAGGATTTTATCTGGATGACCAAGATATCACCCAGGCGTTAACAGGATTTGAAAAGAAAATTCCGCATCAAAGCAAAGTTGGTGATTTGTTGCTTGCTGAAGCACAAATGACCAAGCAGCTTTATAAAATTGCGGCAACACGTTGCAAACTCAGTTTTGAACGCAATCCTGAGCAGGGGGATTTAGCCAATGATTTTTTGAATCATGGTAATTATCTCGCCTATGGTTTAGCTGCAACCACGCTTTGGGTATTAGGCATTTCTCATTCATTTGCTGTGATGCACGGTAAAACTCGACGTGGTGCTTTGGTGTTTGATGTAGCGGATTTAATTAAAGATGCTGTGGTTTTGCCTTGGGCATTTATTTGTGCCAAAGAGGGCATGAAAGAGCAGGAGTTTAGACAGCAGTTACTGCAAAAATTTACTGAATATCGCTGTTTGGATTGGATGTTTGATCAGGTGAAAGAAAAATCAATTAAATTTTAAAAGTAATACATTATAGGTTTAATTTTTAAGTTGGTTGTTTTATACTCAAAAATAGAACAAATTCTGTTCTATTTTTGAGAGGTCGATTATGTCTACAAAATCAACACATGTTGTACCGAATAAAGATGGTGGGTGGGATGTTAAACAAAGTGGAGGAAAACGGTCTTCAGGACATTTTGATACTAAAAAAGAGGCTATTGATAGAGCTAGAAAGCTTAGCCAAAATCAAAATACTGAATTAGTTATTCACAATAAAGATGGCAAGATTTCACAAAAAGACAGTCATGGAAATGATACATGTCCACCTGAGGGTTAAATCTGCTTAATTTTGAAAGTAGCTTAGAAATTGTAAGTTTTCGCGCAATTTTGCACTAATTCATTTTTAATTTTGCACTAGAATTATCAATAAGCCGTACTTCACACGACTTACCCATACTTATAACAACCCTGAGTTATATACCTATTACTGACCAATATACTCCATCAATGCCATCTGAATTATTATTGCCTTGAATTGTACAAGTTTTCACAGTGATTTGAGTTCTCGTTGGATTTACAACTTGAGCAAACAAATCTGAGAGAAAACCAGTGTTTGTTGCTTTGACTATTGCGTTTGGATTAATCGCTTTGGTTGGAAATGGAATTGGTAAATCAATGACAGCATAACGCTCATCTGTACTTGTTTGACTAATGACAGTCATATCACTTAATGCAATATAGCCAAATTGATAGATATAACCATTTGGTAAATAGGTATGACCATTTTCCCCTGTGAGACTAGACGTTCCTAGTGTCAATTCACCATCAACTGCTAGGTCTTTTTCAATAGTCACATCATCTGTGATTGTACCGCCAGCTTTATCAAATTTTGCATTAAGTTTAGTCTGAACCTCAGCTGCTAAGGCTTCAATATCTGTATATGTAGCTAATAGATCATACAGTTGATCCTTCTTTAAGTTATTTAAAGCTACGCCATTTTTCTCTAGTAAATTGCATAATTCTTCTTGTAAATGGTTTAAATAGTCTGGTGTTAAGTATGTTGCATCTTGACCGCTTAGATCAGCGTTATCATGAAAGCCTGCTTTACCTAACCCATTAGCATTAGAACGAGCATTAGCGCTATCAATTCGTTTCATTTAGACCTCAACAATATCGTAGCGTACAAACGCGGGTAAATAATTTGAAATGATGCAATCAATATCAGCCAAAACTGGGCTTTGTAGCTTGAGTTTGACTTTGTATCTAAGCTGCTCAGTATTGACTGCTGAATTGCAAGGAGCTGTACATTGAAGCGGTTTATAAGTAATCAGCTCAAAATCAACATTAAAAAGCGCTAAAAGCTGCTCTAAATAATCAAGGTTAAAAACATTCTTAGTATTTTTAATCCAGTTGATCACTTGCAAACGTTCTTCAATTGTTTGAGCGACATTAGTCTGACACTTCAATGGCAAACCAAATTCTGTCTCATATTCTGTTAATAGTTCAGACGGAACTGCTTCCAATACTTTTAATAATCGTTTGGCATTTAAGTCACATTGAGCGAGTGCTTTTGCATGCCCGTATATATCGTCTGAAACTGTTGTATTTGCGGCATTATCATAGCCGCCAACAGGTAACAACTGACGCAAAACAGAAGCATATAGCTCTGTTGTTTGCTCTAAATCTAGTTCCATTAATTTGCACTCACTGATAATACGCCCAAGCGCAGCCAATGAGTGTGCATCCAGTCCACAGTTGGCACAACATTAGACGATGGTGTCAGTGTTATATCTGTAACGTTCGGCAATGCAACAATACGACCAATTAATATAGATGCTTGAAATGTATCCGCTGGTGCTAACTCAGCAAAATAATCTCGAATCACTTGTTCAACTTGAATAATATTTGCACCAATACCCGATACTACAGCAGCAATATTTACATATTGCTCAGTTGGCGAATAAACTTTGCAATCAGCCCAAAATCCAGCATAACTATCTAAAGCTGCTTGGGCTGCATCAAGTAAAATCTGACTCGGTAGAGTAGGCGGATTACCAACAGCAGTGATTGCTACATCTAATGAACCAAGTCCACGACGCTTTGAATAAACATAGACATGCTGAACGCCTGTAACTCCATTCATGAAGCCAACTAAATCAGCTTCACGATCACGTGATAAACCGAGCTGCTTTCGTTCTAAAAGTCTAGCTCGCCATACCTCTAATTCTTCTTGATCTGAACCACTACCAATGGAAACGTTAGTAACGATATTACTAAGTCCAGCTTGCGGACTGATCCAATACAAAGACCCGCTAAAATTCCAGCTTGTCCCAACTTTATCAGCAATAAGATTGATCACTGATGGTAAATTTTCTGTTAATACAGCATCTGCTGAGACACCCCAATAGTGTCCTTTACCATCTGTTAATTTAGTTCCAGCACTTATCGTTATATCAACGTTAGAAATTGCATTGGCTGTTCCTGAAGCGAAATTACCGCCTAATCGCGGCAAGCTTAATTCTTCAGCATGAATATATAAATATGGTTCATCAGCCGTAGCAATAAACAATTGTTTTTGAATATAAGACTGGTGACTATATAAACCGTCTACTGCTGAAGCCGTACCATCCGCACGAATAGCAGCATCACTATCATCGGGTGCATTAATGCCTGTTAATCCTCTAATTTCTTGAAGAATCGTATTTCTGATTTGTTGAAAATTCGGAATAGTAAACATTTAGCCACCTACAGGGACGAAATAGATAATAGTTTGCTTCTGACCTGTCAAAAGCGTGACTTCAATGTGTAAGTCAAGGCGGCTACGTTCGCTTTGACTTGCTGTAACTTCAATATCAGCAACACGACTTGGCTTTAAATTTTCAAGCGCTTCTTTAGCGTATTGAATAGCTAATAAACGTATACGCGGTACGTCTTTAGATCGTCTCAATAAATAAAAACGGCTGCCTAGATTTGGGTTTGCCCAATACTTACCGCGATGAATTGAAAGTCTTAAAATGATTGCTTGTAATAAATCAGTACTGAAATTTTCATCAAGACTTTCGACTATGTAATCACGGGTTTTAATATCAATTCTTGCCATGAAGCCCTCACATTACATTTTTTGACTTGGGGCAGGTGTGTTGCCGTTTGAATGACTGTTATATGTATCCCGCATTGCTTGCATTGAGCTTTTCTTGTCTGATATTTCAGCTAGTGATTTAATGTCTTTCTCAACCGTTAAACCGCCTTCGACAATTTCAACGTCACCTATCATTTTTATGCCGTTTTTATGTAGCAAAATTTGATGCCCCCATTGGTCATAAATGACGGTTTCTCCCTCATTAGCCACAACTAAAACAGGTGCTTCAGTAGAACCCACAATGACTGATCTTGATGATTTTCCAAGCATCGGAATAACTACGACACGGCTGCCTTTAGGAATCCATGAGCTAAAACCGACCTGTTGAATAATTTCCATTTCGTCCAGTACTTCGCCATCATTGCCTGTGATTTGTGCTTTAGTTCCAGCACGAGCGATAATGCCGAAAAAAGCTTGTCTAACTTGCCCGATAGCTCTTGATATTTTGCTCATTCTGCGTCCTCGTGATATGTGCCATAGCCGTCTTCATCTAACCCAAGATCGGCATTGGTTTTTTTAGACTTTTTCGCTTTCTTTTCAGGTTCTTTATAGATCAACGGCTGTACCCAATCGCCTTTGCGTTTAAGCTTCAGCTCAGTTGTTTTGCCATTGTTACGAGAAAGTTTTAATGTGCGACCCATGACGACCCAAGTCGCATTTGCACGAATTAAGACATCAGTCTGTAGATTAATTTGACCGCCTGTTTTCCAAACCTGACCATTAATAGTCCAGTCTGGAACAACAGCAGTCAGCGTATAAGCTTCTAAATCATTGTCATGCTGTATTTTATTGATAGCCGCTTGAGCTTCGGCTTGTGTGTCAATATCGCTCATTGTGACGATCTTAAAGCGCTTAAATGAATAAGGGGTATTTGCTGTCGTTGTTGCAGAAATAGCACCGCCTTTCTCATCTTGACTTATGATTTTAATGTCACTAAAAACGTTAGAAACATCTTCTTCATAACTCATGTTAATCACATTATTATCAAGACCTAAGCGCATTAATTTCAGCGTTTGAATATTTTGTTCAGCAAATTTAAATGGATCACCAACTTGCAGACCTTGACTTGCATCGAACCAAACAAATTGACCAGTCACTTGAGCAGCTTTTGAAATAGCATCATAAAGCGATTCGCCTGGTTCTACTGTGACCTTATTCTTTAGCCAGCCATCATCTTGTACACGAACTGTTTCAAAAATCGAGCTAAGATCGGCAAGTACAAATTGTTCTAACAATGTTGATAAAGTGATCTGTTTTGAGTTCTTAATTGGTACAGAACAATCAATCAATTGACCGACCATATCACGCCCTGTGATTTGCAACGCTCGACCTGATCGGCTGACTGCTTCGGTCAATCGGTCTACGATCCCAGTCAGTATCAATTCATTACCATAATAAATTTCAGCCTTTGCCCCAGCTTTAACTTGCTTCGGTAAATTACCAACAGGTGGATTGAATAATGTCATCGACCAGCCGTCTGCTGGTACATCAATTTGACTATCAATCGTTACGTCATCCCAGTCACCGCATTCAAAGCTGTCAATCACTAGCTTGATCTCAATGCCGCTATTATCTTGCATAAGTAATTAACTCCATGCCCGATCTTAAAACAGCAAAATTTACGACAGTCGGATTTAAATGCTTGATTTCTTCAGCTCGACTGATATCCCCATAAAGCTGATGTGCAAGCCAATGGGCAGTACACGGCAATAAAACTGGTGTATTACGGATCGGCGGACGTGTTTCAATTAATGCTTGTATTTGCTCATGTACATCGTTTGCTAAAGTTTTGTATTGAGCGACTTGTAAAGCTGGATCAATATTTGATTGCTTTGCTTGCTCTTGTGTAATCTCACGTTCAGCATTAATTGCGGCTTGAATATCTTTGCGCACTTGTTTACGAATGACAGCCAAGTCGCTGGGAGTCATCACAAAAGTTGATTCTTGCTGTGTTTGATTTTTAGATAGATTAGACCGAGTTTGTTTTACAATGGTCTGAACAATTGCAGCATTTGACGCTAAAGAAACAGCTCTCCAAAGTTGTTTAAATGCGGGGCTATCAAGCTGATCGTCATCGTCTTCAAAAATCTTACTGACTCGTTTGACACGATCAAACATTGAGCGCCATTTGCTAATTGCGGATATATCATTAAATTCAAAAGTAGCAAGACTGATTACATCATCAACAAGTCCAACAGCCCATGCGGGTGGAGACAAGAAGTTATCAATCTTGGCACGTACAGTATTTAAAAACCGTCTTGCTTTTTGTAAACCGTTGCGAATGCGATTAATGATTTTAAAGAACTTATTAGGATCAAGTTTTTTTAATTTCTCTAGTTCACTTTGAAATGCCGCCGCAGGCGTTAGAATAACGTGAGTATATTTTAGCTCAGGCGGTAAACTACGCGGAATAAATAATGTTTTGCGCTCAGCTTTAGCAACAAGAAAGTCGACATCAATATCACAGCCGTCTACGGTTTCTGTACCATGAACAATGTTCCAGTTTTGAACATGCACACTCTTAATACCGTCGATTGGGTGAATTAATTCACCTTCACCAGCCATTGCAAACGCTGCTTTTAGGGCATCTAAATAGATAAGATAGTCAGTGCCTGAAAGGAAAATACGCATGCTGATTCTCTCAGCATCGTTCCCCATATCTTCTATTTTTGCATCGTTAGAGTAGGGTGCTTGTTGTACAGCTAAAGCTTTAGAAATGCTATTGTTTGTTGATACACAATCAAACTTCACACCTCTAAAACTTGCTTGCTGTAAATCTTCTTTCCAGCCCATAAATAATAGCCCAATCCAACAATAAGGCTATTATTTAAAATCTACGTTTAAGTGTTTAGATGGAACTAGTTCCTTTTAATGAGGAACAGAACTCATATCATTATCGTATTTATATTGCTGTGTATTATTAACTAAAGGCTGTTCCAAATTTTGAGGTATATTTTTTTGAACCTCCGTTGGTTTAGCATCTTCTTTTAATTTTTGTTGAACGATCTCTTGTTGCTCTTGATTATATTTATCAATATTTTCCTGTATTTGTTTAGATGTAAGTTGTACAGCCTTACTTCCTTGCTCCTTATAACTATGTGCTGCTACGGTATTTTGATAATTATAACAAGGCACAAGTGATGTACCAATTTTGCACCAGCCACGTTTATACACATCTTTAGCAGGAACATTTATAGTTTCCACCGCGGGCACATATTTAGTTGCTTTTACAGGTGTAGAACTAAGCAGTGGTCTGTTAGTTAATATAACCCCATTACCCTGTTTATACTGATAAACAACACGATCATCTTTTGCGAAACATGGCATTACTACACAACAAGCAATTAAAGATAAAATAAATTTTTTCATAGAATCCCCATTAAAAAAAGAAAATACTATATCAATAAGGGTTTTGAAAAACCAAAGGTTTAGTCGGAACTGCACCCTCACGATTACCAGTATTTAATCCAAAATTGCTAAAATTGACATTGATTGCACCGCTCAGTGCGTTGGGTAATTTCTGCAACTCTTTGACTACTTGAGCAGTTTGCTTATTTTGTTCTTCAAGTAGTTTATTTTGATTTTCTAATATTCCACTTTGTTCACTAAAATATTCGCCTAACGCTTCGCCACCTTCCGATCCGCCCCAATAACCCAATGCACCGCCAATTAAACCACCAATAGCTGTGCCCACAACTGGAACAACTGAACCAGCAGCAGCCCCAACCATTGCTCCAACAATCGCACCACCAGTACCACCTACAATGCCAGCTTCTTTCACATTTTTTTGGTACTGATTAAGTGATTTATCGTTAGCAGTTTCATATACATTATAAGCGCCAGCCCCAATTGTTAATGGTATAGCACCTCGCATGAACCATTTTTTTGCACCAGCTAAAGCACCCGCTGCACCAGCACCCCCCAAACCGCCGCCCATTCTCGCACCGACACCAGCACCTGCAAGTACAGCCAAAACACCAGCAGCAGCTAATGCTGATGCAGCAAGAGCCTGATTTGCTCTCATTGTATCTTTTAAGCCTCCTTCAAAACCACCCAAAGTATCTTTGACTTGGTCATAAATTTTAATGGTTGCTAAAATAGTTTCTTGTTCTAACGCATGGGCTTGTGCTGGTTCGATCACTGATTTCTCTTTTGCAACTCTTTCATTACTACCCACACCATTCCATGATTGTTTAGAAATTCGGTCAAAATCGCCATTGTTTAAGCCTGTGATAATTGACATTAAACCTGATAAAGATTGTTGGTTATGAAAAATCTTCCCAAACTCGCCAGCAGCAATAATATTTGCAGCTTCTTGTTTAAGACTGATAGCTTTACCTTGGTCGCCTGATTTTTCAGCCGTTGCAATTTGATTCTGTAGTTCTACAAAACGCTTATTTTTAGATAATTGTCGATTCATCAGCATGACTGTTGCAGTGACCGTATCAACGCCTTTTAATTTCTGATTTGCTAAATATGTTGTAATATCAAATCCAGTACGATTTCCTTTTAAACCAATCTTTTTGATCGGATCACCATCTTGCAATTTAATGTATTTACCAATGCTTGACGCGAAGTGGTTTTGAGAAAATAAGTTATAAAGATCACGCATATTATCAGCAGCTTGAGATGGCAATCCCGTATATTTTCGTGCTAACTGCATGTGGGTAGTGACTTGATTAAGACCTTCTTCACCGCTATAACCAGCCGTTTTAGCAAAAGGTAAAACTTCGGGTAAGAAACGAGCCATGTCTTTAAGCTCAAAACCGCCAGAGAATCCAGACTGTGTGGCACGATCCAGTGCGACTTGGGTACGATCAGGTACAACACCAAACTGGCGAATTTGTTGCGTTAGCATAGCAACGTCTTGCTCAGAAGCACCATTTGCAAATGCAGTTTTAGCAATTGCAAGCAGTGGAACTTTTAACTCATCTACTTTCTTATATAAACCCGATGCAGCCAAAATGCCCGCTGCGTCTCCAATCCCTTCCACAGTGCCGTGACCTTGTCTTACGGCATCACGGGCATAACCCGATAACTGCAAATTACTAGCAACAACTTGCTGGTGAGTCATATTTGAATAACCACCATTAATGCTTGTATTTGCATCAAATATTTTGGTTTCAAACGAGCGAGCTTTCTCCAACGGATTTCGAGTTATTGCATAAGCAGCCATTGCACCAGCAGCAATACCGCCGCCAACCCCGCCAATGATACCCATACGCCCACCGCCATTAAGACCTCTATCAGCACGTCCAGCAGCTTCAAGTTGTTGACGTAAACGCTCAGCAGCAGCGGCTTGTTGACGCAACATATTGACTTGTAATTGATAGTCTCGATTCTGATTTCTAGTTTGTTGTGTCAGTTGAGTTGATTGTCTAACTTGTTGCTGCAACACACGTTCTAATAATTGATTTGTGCGTAAGCTTGCTTGAGTTTGTGTAGCCGTCTGAGTAAGTGCGCTGCGTTGTTGCTGTACAAGCGTATTCATCTGTTGATATTGACGAGCTTGTATACCAGTTTGCTGAGCCTGTTGTCTTAATACACCCTCTAGATAACGATTCGTTTTAAGCAATTCAGTAGCAGAACGTTCTTGAGCTTTATTCATTTGCTCAAGCACTTGTTTTGCTTGTTGCCCGCGCAATTTTAACGTTAAGCTGACTGTTGTATTGCCGTTACTCATTCTCTTTACTCTTACGTCTAGTTGCTACTTTACGGATGCCACCATTTGTATTTGAATGGGAATTGTTCTGCCGCCCATTTTTACTAAGTCCATTTAACAATGCCAGTGCGAAGGGCACTGGCATTGTTAGAGCTTCGCTATATGGCACACCAACTTTAAGTAATGCACCGATTAACATAGCAATGCTGCTTAACTCTCGGCTTGTTCCTTTGCATCAAGTTCAGCTTTTTTAGTTGTTAGATAGTTTAAGTTTTGCGAACTAGATGACATAAGGGTTTCATAAGAAAGCTTATGACAATTACCACTCTCATCAATAAGCTTTGTTTGCTCACATAGTTCAGCAATGCCTGTATATTGATCAGGTTTTAATTTTGATTGTAAATCTAACGCTTGTTGCACAGTTAAAGTAGACATTTCAAACTTCTTTAACTTTAACTCTTTATCACTAGCAATCACTCGGATAGCAACAGGTAAAGCACCCTCAACAAAAATACTCATATTTCATTACTCAACTACATAATCTTTATAGAAACAATCAAGAGACTGAGTTGCTTCACCATCTACAACAAACTTTTTACCAACAGTTGCAACGCCAACACCGCTATACACTTCGCGATATGAACCGTCGTCTTGTGATTCAATGATCAATGTTGCACCGCTAATATTTGCCCAATCCAATGCACCAGTTTTTGGAATAAAAGCATCAATTTGAATTGAACCCTCAGAAGTCGTACTTGCAGATTTATTTGCACGACCTTTACTATTCATTGTTTTAACTAGCTTACGTCGACCTTGTTCATTTGTACCAACAGAAGCACAATCAATTTCTTGACCATTCACGTATAAAACAATCGTACCGACTAACTCATCATCAGCAGACATTTTTAAATCCTCATTGCTTTAAAAAATAAATTTCGAATCAGGTTTTATTGTTATCTGTTTTTATGATGCTGTTTAGATGGAACTGCTTCCAATAAAAAAGCCGCAATTAGCGGCTTTTTAAAAGTTTAGCGTTAGAATTTAATAAACATCTAACGTTGCTGCGATGACATGCATACCACGAACCCAATCCGACGGTATTTGTGCATTTGCACGAGTAGGGTCTGTTTTATCTTCAAGTACCTGCAATTCACTAGCACGTTCACGAACGTTTTGTAAAATTTCAGCATCATCAAGTTTAAGTAGTTCAACTAAAATTAATGAGCGTAAGTTTTTACGTTGACGAGCCGTATTTTTACGACGACCATTTTTACGCACTGCTTGACGAACTACTTTTCGCGTATAGTCGAGAACTAACGCACCATTAATATCAGCGACAATATCATCTGGATCGCCATTAGCTGGGTTCGCTTGATACGTTGACATCGCACGTACAATCTCAGGTACACCATCTGCACCAGTCGCAATCATACAGACACCCGCACTTAATGCAGTTTCAGTACGATCCCAAGTAAGCTTGTACTGATCATCAACAGGCTTCAATCCAGCTAAGTTATAGCCATTAAAAGGCACAGCGGGATCATTAGAATCAGCCAAAGCTGCTGCAACAGTAGCAGCAATTTCGGGTACTTGATCAAACGCACCATGATAACAAGCAGCTACAAAACGATAATTCGTTTTAACTGGTGCTAGAGCTGCAAATGCTTGCGCATCATCAACATTAAAAAATGGCACAATTAAAATTGCTGGTCGTTGCTCAATAGCACCACTTACATCATTTAAATAAGTTGCCCACTCTAATGCTTTTGCTGCCATGTCAGCCCCCGTAATAGGGGCAGATAAAGCAATTATGGTATGCCCAAGTGGGGCAATTATTTCTTGAATTGACATTTATTAGTCTCCAACCTGAGTTGAACCTGAATTGCCATAACCACAACTATGTATAACTGTTGGTGCTGATCCATTCGGTGCTTTCAACATCGGGTATAAATCAATAGCTGGTAGTCCGTTTGAGCTAACCAACTGATCGTTTGGTGTTTCAATAAATAAGAAATCTAACGGTCTAGAATTGTTAGCCCAGTGGTAATTATTCTGATCCATTCCTGACAGTGTGTTTTCATCTACTTTTAAATCAAGCAATGAATAAATAGTAGACCAGCTATCAACTGGATTACTTAAATACTCATAACCTGCGGCGCGGATTAATTCTGAAAAAATTGCTGCATATGTATAAATACGCTGTGTATCAGAATTAAAACTTGCAGTCTTAGTAGTAGTTACATTATTTTCAGTTACTTCAAAACTTAAATAATAAACAGCGTCAGGAACATTCGTAAAAAATTCAGGAAATGAAGTGTTTATTGATGTTGCTAAACAATTCAAATCTCCACTGGTAGCGACTTTCCCAAAATTTGCACATCCACGATACGATTAGTCTTAACCGCTGCTGTGATCATTCGACTGGCTTCGGTTGGTGCAGCAGCAGTACCGCCAAAGGTAGTATTTGCTTGTGCCTTGTCATAAATCGAAATAGGCATAGTTGTTGATTCTGGCTGAACATCATCAGTAATAAATAAGATGTGGTGAATGTTTGCAGGCAGCCCGCTACGCTGCGCATTCAAGTTGATATCTGTGTAGATATCAGGTGTTCTAATGTTACTTGGAATACTCATTCCAACTCCTTTCTATGCGCGGCTTTTTTTACTTGGCTTGAGTTGTTAATTCAGTCGAGAAAACAGTATTCACATTTGCAAAATGCGTACTTAACCAGATTCGTTTCAAGTCAGCTTCTGCAATCGTAACAATACGTTCTTTCAATAAATTATTGCTTAAATCAAAAACACTTAAAACAACAGTATCAATCGCTGTGCGGTCAATTCGTGCTGTGTAAGTTGTGTTGTCTTGCAAGTCGACTTTATGTTCATCTGACCAGTCTCGGACTGCAATTAAGCGAGCTGCTAAGTTGTTTTGAAGAATAACTGCACTAAAGTCGCTATAAGAACCCGACTTAACACCGTCATCTACCGCAAAAGCTAAATATGTAATGTCAGCAGATGCGAACTTAAAACCGACTGTTGCAGACTCACCAATTCCGAGAGATTTTTTTGCAAACAGGCCATTGTAAGTGCTACCAGTGCCTTCTTCTTCAAAAATTCCGCCAGTGTAAGTCAGCACACCATTTTCTAAAGTGGCATTTGTTAATTCCCAACCGCCTGAGTTGTTATTTCCGCCATTGTTACCGTTACCTGAACCGCCATTGTTTGAATCAGGCAAAGTAATCGTACCGCCCAAATCTTCAACCGCTTTCATCAAAGCATTTAATTTAGCAATATCTTGACCAGTGGCTTGATCTCGACCTGTGATTCGTACTGTCATATCTAAATTAACCTCTGTACTTACATCAAAATTCATTTTCTTAACTCGCTATTTGTCCAACAACACGAGATCTGAAGCATCTTCGTTGTCGTCTTCACTTGGTTTAAAGAAATAATCAATATTTACTTTTTGCATCCAATCTGCTTCAGGAGCGTCAATGTCATGATCTGAAGCGGATTTTTTAATTGTGAGTGTCGTGTGCCATTGCTGAGCAAAAACGCTAATTGCTGCGCCTTGAGTGCGTTTGTCAAAAACTTTATCAATTTTGCCCATTGTGAATGGGGTGATACCGCATACCCCATACACTTTTAAATTATTGTTTAATAATGCAAGTTGCACGTCTTGCAACAACTGAAACGTTCCGATGCTGAAAGACTGCCCATCCACTTCAACGCCATGTCTCGTTGCTTCTTCATTACGCAACGAACGTGCGCCGACCAACGTAACAAACACCAACGGTACACTAAACCTATTTGCTGACAGGTGTTCAGGCTTGCCGCTTCCTTGGAAAGTAGTCCATACGGCAGGAAAGTTCCTAACAGTTTTCGGCAAGCTATCTTCATCAAAGTCACCACCATAAGTTTCAATTGAAGCGATATACTCACGACCCAAAGCTTTAATCGCATCTTTTATTCCTTGTTCAATGATTGATAAATTCATAATCAATAACCTCGTCCAAAGTCACGCCGCCCAACTGACCACATGACATTATTAGACGATGTAGGAGTAGGGCTAGATTCACCAGCCACAGAGCCACCTAAAGCAGCACCGCCTTTGGCAATATCTTTTAAGTCTTTAACGGCTTGCTCGTAACGTTCTTTTGAATCCTTGGTTAGATTTGTCCCAACAGAGCAACGGTAGTGGGCTATATCACACAGAATATCGACTAGATACTCAGGCACTTTTTGCAATGGCATTGGATAACGACCCGCTAAAAGACCATCCGCTTGACTACTAGCTGAAGCGATTGCTTTATCAAGTTTTACAAAATCAATCTCAATCGCGAGACCTTTCCCTTGATTTGTAATTTCGATAATTTCCCGCTCGCCATATTTGTCGATCATGTCTTGACGTGTGATATAGCTCATAAGAATTAACCCTTACCAGTTGATCCGTAGATTAATTGCCAGAACGTAAAGCCCGCATTTCCACGCGCTTCAGCACCAAATAAAAACTCACCATCCATAAATACACGTTCAGAAGAAAGGTCGGTTTGACTCACTAAATGTGCTTCTTCACGGTTTTGCCAAATTAGCGGTTTAATTGCTTGATCAACGTCCATTAAGAACCATGCATCAGGATCAGTAAGCGCACCAACTTCAAGAACTTCCGCAGCACCTTTATAGGGGTTTGGGTTGCCGTCTTTGAATTGGGTAGCTGTAACTAATGCACGGGCAATATCCCCTAGAGCTGGTGGAACAACCAACAAAGTTGGGTTTAAATCTAATGGATCACCGTTTTCATTAAGCAGTGAACGCATTGCAATACGGGCAGCGCCGAAAGACTCTTGAGCAGCTTCTAGGCTTACAATTGATAATGGCTTAACGCCCTTATTACTTACGTTTTTTTTGCCAATTTTATGATTTGATGAAATCATCGGCTGACCATCAAAGCACTTGGTAACAAATGCATTGTTCAGCAATTTAAAGACTTGTTGGTTTGGTAGCTTTTTAGCTGATTTACCAGCCCCTTGCGCTTGAATTTTATAAGCCCCAAGTTGGTTATCATCTATACGATGCTTTTTAACGGCAATCGTTACTTGGAAAGCTTTGTTTTTAACTGCATAACCGTGTTCCTCTAACTCCTGAATGGTTTTTTTACCCACCCATTCTGTCATGCTAGGGAACTCAGATACCCAACCGTAGTCGTTTTCTGAAGATGAACTTGGAACAACGGTTGCTACTTTTAAATACTGAACTTCAGTTTCTTTAAAAGCATTATTAAAGTCAGCACGTAAATTTGAATAAACTGCTTGTAATACTGCTGCTGTGACTTGCTTAATAATCATTCTACCCATACCCCTTCATTTGAAATACCTACCACACGACCAGCTTTTGAACGTGTAGCACCGCCATCTGTTGCAGCAACCGTTTGGTTATCTTCGATAAAACAAACATCACCAAAATTCGCTTGAGTGACTGGATCGGTTGTACTGTTTTCAAATAGAAAAACTTCATTTGTACGAACAGTGACCTCCATATCACCAGCCGCACCAGCGTTGTTGTTGGCTGTATCATCAAAACAACCCAAATAAATCAGGTTATTTGCTGTCGATCCCTCAACCGCATAGCCAGCAGCATTTACACATGCAATCAAGCCGACTTGAACCAACGTATTTGCCGCAACGGGTACTACAATTACTCCACGCCCACGACGTTTTGTATTACGACCATCTGTAGAAGCAGTCATTTAACGAACTCCATTTTTTTCAATGAATTCCTTTGAATTACCAAATTGTTGGTTAATCCAATCGGCTTCATCATTGGTTTTTTGCTGTTGTTGGTGGTTAGCTGCAATCGTGTCTGTTTGCTTCCCACTTAATGCTTGGATTTTGGGAGCTGTGTTTAAGAAAGCTTTCAAAGCTTCAGGATTTGATTCGCTTAAATCTTTAGCCCAAGCTTTCATCCCATCGCCTAACAAACGACCATCACTACAAGCAGCGGTTATTAGAACTTCCATATCATTCGGCTTAGCAGCATTAAGCTTTGCGATTTCTGCCTGTAAGTCTGCTACAACACTAATAGGTACATATTTTGACAAGTCTGTTTGCTGACTATTAGCCGCTGCTCTGGTAGCAATAGCCACTCCAGTCGCTTCAAACAATGTTTGGGTTTGGGCTAAAGTTGTGCCAAAAGCACTATCAAACGATGTAAATAAGCTATTGGCTGCTGTTAAAACTTCGGCTTCTGTAGCATTTTCAGCCAGCCCAAGTTTTAGCAACATGAGTTTAATAAACTCATTCATTGATAAATCCTCATCATTATTTTGAGCAAATAAATCCTGTGCTGCCGCTGCTAAAAGCTGTGGCAGTTCGTCAATATTCGGTGTGTTGGTTAAAGCGACACACAACAATCCAGTGACTTCACCAGTCGTTGTATAAGTGAAAACGGGGGATAAATACTTATATTCTTCAGCATCAATAAAGCTTTGAGCTTTATCCGTCCATTTAAAATCTGTACTACATAAGCCGACTCCCTCTATATATGTGAATTCTTTTAACCATCCAGCCGCAGGCGCAGGTTGCCCACTTTCCTGTGCTTTGAGTGTCCCATGCTCATAATCAATAACCATATCGATGCGGCGGCTATTTAAGACAGCAGCAATCTGACGACCACGATCAGGTGTTAAGAACCATGTGAAAGCTTCAACTGGACGACCATCTATCCCCTTAAAGTTGCCTTCGGGGATAATGACCAGCCGTTGCTCGGACAGGTTAAGGGCGGATGCGCATGCAGCGACTAAAAGTTTTGTTTTCATGTCTCAAGAATGACAGAGACAAAAAGGGCGGTTTAGATGGAACTAGTTCCAATAGTTTTTGATTTTTAAAAGCTAATAAGATGCGATTTAAGACATGAATAAATATCAAAGCTATCATTTATCATTTTTATTCTTATCAAAGTTTCTAACGCCTATCTAACGCAATCTAACGCTAGTTTTATTTGTTATGCGAGCTTATAAAATACTTTTTAGATATAAATCTATCGTTTCAGCGACTTCAACATAGGCTTCTTGTTGTAAATTTCCGTTTGAGTCCATCGGTAAATATGGACGAGCTTTGATTTTTACTTTATGTCCACGACCAGCCATTCCACCGAATTGATGAATCGCTGCATAAACTTTATTAGAACCGACACCAGCATGATCTGCGCCATGAAATGCGGTTAAGCTTCCAGCAAGCTGCCCCGATACTTGCAGAATTTTTCCAGCTTTACGTTTTGCGGCATAAGCAGTGCTGAGACCAGCCCACTTGGGGCGACCCTCAGCATTAAAATTTTCTTCAGTAACATTCAACAGCGTCATAGAAATACGCTGCATAAGCTGGGTTGTGTCGGCTAGTTTGTCGGCAGCATCTTCTAATTTTTGTTGTAAAGCAGAATCGTCGATGATGATTTGCATTAATAAATAACAATCTCAGAATGATCAGAATTAACAACTGGAACGGGCAATTGTTCACAGCTAAAACCCAAGAAATTAAGAACTAGGGCAAACTGGTCATTATTTTTTAAAGGTTCAGTGACAGGAAAATTCACGCCATTGATAGCATGGGCGATATAACCGTCTTCAATTGCATATTGAGCGAGTTTAGTAATTTGACGGATGATTTCATCATCACCAGCAAGCTTGCCTGTGGCTTGATCCCATGCTAAAGAGACAACAGGAAAATCATCATGTTTTAATTCAATATCCATACTGCCTCCTTATAAACAGTGAAATAAGATACCTAAAGCTAATTCTAGCATACGCGTATCTTTTTTATACATATCAAATAACATTTTAGCATCACGTCTTTCAACACCCAAGATTGTCTGCAATGACATGGTCATAACTTCTAACGCTTCATGTCCAACCGATTGTTTATATTCTTTGCCAAAGTATGCATTCACATAACCATCGGGCTTTGCAACCTCTGACGCTGGATAGCTTTTAATGCCAGTTAGATCACTGAGTTTTTGCAACTTTTCATGCTTAGTGCGTAGTCGATGCTCTTGTTGAAATAAGTCATCAAGATCAGGACGTGCGGCTTGGATTCGGTGCGCGAACTCATGTACTGCTGTACTGATATTACCCGCCATGATAAAGCCTTCGCCTTTTTCTGTTCTTAAAACCCCAAACTTTGGCAAACGTACTGTTTCAGCTTTTTGAGATGTATAAGCCCAACCGCGATCATTGCTGAATTTGACATTCAGCTTGCCGTATTCATTTGCTGCTTTCACCCACGAAGCGGGGTATCCCTTTGTGGCTTCTTGCATCATATTTTTAGCTTGCGCACCGCCTTTAATTTCAGCTTTGACTGTGCCAGCCTGCCGAGTTCGCTCTAATTCTCTAACGACCCATTTTTGCACTTTTTCATGATGCTCTAAATAATCCACTGGTGACTTAGCTGACTCTAAAATCTCTTTGATGCTTTTATTTGCTGTCGCTGGAATATTCAAAACATCATTTAAACGTTGCTGACCAAGCTTAACAAAATCATCGACTGTGGCATTGCTAGGGCTAAAAACGGGATGCTCTGGTAACTGTTTAATAATATCGGGGGCAGTCTTTTTAATTAGTTGAGTGGTTGCACCAGTAGACGGGGCAGCATTAAACCCCGCATCAGTTTTAAACGGAATCTCCATACTCGGCAATTTAAGCCGCGTAATATTTGCCGATTCATTATGAGCAACGCTCACAACGTCAGTAAATAAATGTCCTTCGCTTGACTCGATTGTATAGCCGCCACGCTCAACTGATCCAGCGGTCATTGGTGAAACACGACAACGGCAATTCCAGCCACAAGGCGGAAAGATCGTATCCCATGCGGGATCATCAGCTCGCATGACGCGACCGTGCAATGCTCGATGCGCTGGACGAGTCCGATTGTCCATAATGGCAATATAACGCCAATATGGGTGCGTATCCGTTGCTTGAAGCATTTCATGCCGACGACCCGCCATGTATGCAGCTTGCAAGTTTGTACGATAAATGGTCTCAAGCCGCCACGGATTACCCATGTCACGCCCAGTATCATCTTTACCCCACCAGCCCTTTTTTTTCAGCGTAGGCGTAATATTGTTACGCCATTCCTCTAATGTTAGACCTTTCTTCTGAGCATCAATTAACGATTGCTTAATGTCGCCCAGCAAGTCGATCCGCGCTAGGTTTGCAACTGTAAAAGCTTGGTTATGAGCAGCGTCACGTATGTCATACCAATTTTTTGTAGGTACAAGTTGCTTATTTTCTAAGTACTGAATCGCAACATCAGGTGGCTGACCAAAAAAGCCATGTAAGGTTTTAGAATCTAACGGCATTATTGCAACTCCGCTTGAGCAGAAATTGCACCCCATGCTTCAGCCGCAAATAACAAACTTGCAAGCATCTCTTGCATCTGATCCGCTGAACGATCAGGGCTGATATTCGCAAGAATGCCTAAAGCATCATCAATCGTTGTTGCCGTTTCTAATTTCTTCAGCACAGACTGAATCATGACTTGCGCTTGAGCATTGAGCTGTCCAGCATCCAACTGATTAATTGCATCATCTAACGCGACTTGATCCTGAAATAGTTCTGTCTGAAGTTGTTGAGACAATGCAGCTAAACGAAAGCCTTTAAATTGCTGGTTGTTTGCAGCAATGCTTTGCTGACTTGCGCGAGATAAAACCGCTGTGTTTTTATCTTTAGGCATCGGAATGCCTAGTTTTTCATGTGCCCAATCAGCGGGGATTTGCATTCCAACGTCAACTAATTCAGGCAATGCTTTACTGTAAATCTCAATATCTTCAATGTCGTTAGTATCAAATTTAAACTTTGGATAACGATCTTTACTGATATTAGGGCGATTCAAACGCATTAAATAATCAATTAAAGAGCCATTAAACGAGCGGGCTAATTGCTTTGCATCTGATTTTGTTAATGTCTTAAAACCGTGTTCATGTGTTTTAGATTGAGCATTCGTACTTGTTTTGCCATCTGCTTGGCTAAGTAATGTTCCACCGACAATGATTTTCGATTCAGTTTGTTCACACCACTTAATGAAACCCATGTGATTTTCGGTGTCACCGTCAGCAGCTTTCTCAAAATCAATTTTCATCCCTTGTGGGATGATACCTCCCGCATCTCGTCCAATGCTTAAAACCGCTTTTAATAGCGTCCATTTTTCTTCTTTAGTCGCACCCGCTGGATATGAACCAACACGGAGCGGCAAGCCATAAATTTCTAAAAACTCTAAAATGTCTTTAACACCGTAGTTTTTAAATAAGTACGGATAACATAAAACACGGTGTAAACCTGAACGGGAAATATAGCCCGACTTCGCTTTATGGAAATGGTTCAGCCAGCCATAATCCCAAAACTCAGCGCCATCAACTGAGTAATCATTAAGCCTTAACTCATTCGGTTTATTTAACGGTGTTTTAAAATCACGGGCTAAGCAATGCTCAAATGAGGCGGGCAGAATTAAACTACCGACCCGTTGCCATTCGATTGTTTGGCAACTATAACCATGACCGATTGCATCCATTGCATCAAAAATTACGGTTTCGAAATCTTCAATATCATCAACCCATTCATGTACTTCAGCCGCCAATTTTATTTCTTCTGTTGACGCATTTTTAGGCGGTATTACCGACCATTCAAGACACTTAACAGCTTGTTTTCGTTTATCTAATTCGCTGAAAATATGACCGTCACGTTCTTCCATGTCTGCACCTAAATCAGCTTGTGCAGTCAAGTCACCAGCTTCAGCAGCTCGTAACAGTTGATTTAAACGTGCAGGCGTTAGACCTAGCGCAGGGTGTTCTTGCTGATTGATCCAGCCAATGTCGGCTGTTTGCGGGGCATCCAAAGCAGCACGATTGTCTTTAGACTTTTTGTCTTTCTTAGCCATGAAAAAATGCCAATATCAGTATTGGCATTATTTTTGATGGAATGGATTTTATTGTTTAGATGGAACGACTTCCTTTAACTTTCCAAAAAATCAGAAATAAACTAGATTGTGTAAATCAAAACTTAACATTAATTAATTGAGTAGAAATATGAGTTCTTATTTTGTTCCTGTTTACCGTAAAGATATTGGTCGATCTGTTGAATTATTAGCATATTTAAAGCCAATGACTGCACATATCGGCTATCCTGAACTTGGTAAAATATATGATTGGTTGAAAGACCAAATAAATGATGAATTAGATGAAAACCCAATTGAATGTCAAAGCATAGAGTTGAAAATCATATATGAAATACCACAAGCATACTTTCAACTTTGGAATAAGCAAACTAGATTGACTTTTGAAGAAAGAATATCAAATGCTGAGATGCAGCAGCTATTAGATAAACATAGAGTTTTTAATGTAAACATTACATTAAATGAATACCAAGAAGAAAATACCCCAATACCTCGCTTGTTTTGGTAAAAATAAGATTTAGGTTGGTGGCGTTAGATTGTTCCCGCAATCTAACGCCACCCCATTTCAATTAAAGTAAAATAATTTGAGCTAAATCCTTTTTAGTAATTTTAGAATCGCCCATGAAATCTTTATAATCTTTAACAGTGAAAAAGACTTCTTCTTCACCAAGCTGATTGGTGTCATCTTCACCTTTTTCAACAAAGGCTTTATTTCGAAATTTCATATAGTTGTCAAAACCTATATATTTCTCACCATTTTCATCCCAAAGAAAAACTTGCTGATCAGCAAGGTCAGGATTCTTTTCAAGAAAATTATTCAAATTTTCAACTAAGGTTTTTAAATTCATTTTTGTTTCCTCTTGGCTACATATATTTAAAATCTGAAAGTAAGCTGTCCAAATCATCACCAAACTCATCGGACTCTAGGCTTATTGAAATTGACATAAATTCAATTGGCGCTTCAGGATTGCAACTCGCAAAGTCACAAAGCAAGTGAGCAATACCACTGTCACCATGTCGGTTTTTATCCGTATTAGATTTTCCTGCTTCAGGAATGCGGGCAACACCTTTGACTAGCACAAACGCCCGATGATCTTCTTGAATATCCCGATCCGCTGGCATATCAATAATTTCACCATCTTCTAAAGCTGATTTGAAATGTGGCGTATTCTCTCGATACCAGCCCTCATTGAGCATGACCGCTTCAATACGTTCGCCATAGACGATTTTTAAAGCTTCAGCTAAAAAGCCGCCATTACCTGTGGCATCTTGTGCGCCTTTCCGTAGGTTCGGCAACATAGCTAAAATAAGCAGCATGACTTTTTCTTGTTGTTTGTAAGGCACGTTAAACATTTCAAAAACAAACGGGCAGTAGCGTCTGCCGTCTTGCTTACGCTGATTCAGCCAAAGTGAACAAGCATTTTTCTTACGTGCAAAGTCTAAGCCGTAGTAGCTTTCTTCTTGTCGTGGCAGGGCTTCAAGTAAAGGTTTAAGGTGTTCATTAAACCATTCTTCTATCTCAATCATACGGCTGATTTCAGACGTATCTTTATACTCCCAATGCTTTGGTGCTGTGAAACGTAAAACTGGAATATCAAAGTTTTTACGCTTATTGAGCAAAGCAACTGACAGCCATTTGCCGCCACCATTACTCGGAATAACATCCAATTCTTCAGAAGCGCCATCGCCATAGAATGAATAGATTTCATCTACCCAGACTTTTTCTTCTTCTAAATCGTAGTCTGTACCTTTACGCATACAAACACGTTTATAAAGCCCTTGTTCAACGGCTTCATGAAAGGTGACGCGATGTACTGTACCTTTACGCTTTCCAGCTCTAATCTCTTGGATCAGTACATTAAACGGATTATCTTCACCGTCATGTGTACTAATAATCCGAACTTTACCGCCCCAAATTAAGAAAGCCATAGCCGCCTTAATTAGCTCATCTAGGTCATCATGGAATGCAGCTTCATCAAGTACCAAAATACCTTGTCGACCACGCAAGTTAGATGGTCGACTGGTGAGCGCTTCAATTCTTAAACCCGACTTCGGAAAACGAATAATAAACGTTTGAATCTGTTTATCACCGTCCTCCCAAATACCATCCTCAATCTCAGCCGCCGCAAGGTCATAGGCTTTCGCCCACATTGCACAGGCTTGGATAAATTCGACAGTCATATCTTTGTTGTAGCCAACATAATAGATATTCTGTCCACCCGCATTGCGATCCGTTGATGCAATCAATGCAACGTCGGCAGCTTCAGCCCAAGTCAGACCAATACGACGCGATTTTTCCGCAATTTTAAGCGGGCTTTCATCCGCGACCCATTGCTGTTGATATGGCAGTAAGACTGCTGGAACTCGGTCAAACTCAGGCAACAAGTCGGCAAGTGGGGACGGGTTCATTGTCATTTTTTAGCAATCCCCAAAATTTGAGATCGAATTTCAGCAGCCGATTCTTGAGACAGACCGCCTTTTTTGACAATATTTTCAACCGCTTTGGCTGCGGCTTCAACTTTATCTTTAATCTCAAGCTCCCACTTTTTCTGATTGACAGAAGCTTTAGCAATCTCAGCAATACCTTTACCCGCTTTAGCTAACAGCATGATACGGTCTGCTGGATCAGCATCAGGGTTATCAGACTCTTGCAAAGCAAGAAGAGCATTGAACAATTCAGTTTGAACCAAAGACAACACTGCCGAACTGCGTAAATCACCATCATCAGGTGCAGCATCTGCAATCATCATGGCTGCTTGTGTACTGGCTTGAACCGCCGCGAGTTTATTTTCAAGTTTTTGACCGTAGCGATGAATAGAAGATTTCCCAATTGAATAGCCTAACTCAGTCAGTTTATTGGCAATTTCTTCATACCCACAAAAACCCTTATCCATGAGCCAACGATCAAGTTTTTGCTTGTCTTCAGGTTTTAGCTGATCAATTGCAGATTCACGCCCCATAATTACCCCTGCCAATACTTTGCAGGACGCGCAATACCTGCGTAGCAATCAACTGTGTATTCAACAATATCAACGCCATAATGGGTTAATTTACTATGCCAATGACCATCAGGTTGCTTTGTCAATTCAAGTAACTTTCGATCAGCTAAGTATTCAAGCTGGGTATGTAATTCATTCACTGAGGAATCGGGATAAATTGCTTGCATCACCGATAATAACAACACATCCATAGCACCCAATGGACGAGCTTTATTTAACGCATTCAGCAACTGCCAGCGCATACTTTCACGACGAGCTTTTGCTATATCTGTCATTGCTGCATTCCTTGTTTAATTTGTACATTTTCAAGCTTTTGAGCGACTGCATCTAACTTGGCTTCAATCACGGTTTGCCCTCGAATATAATCCTCACGAGCAACAAACTTATTGGGTAGCTCAGCTTTGTGAATCAGGAACTCACGCTCTAACTGGCGAATATCGTTCTGACTTTGTTCAGCCTGACGAGATACATGCTCAAGCTTTTGATTTGTGGTGCTGAAGTTTTGGTCTAAACTTTTTTCTATTCGTCCCCACAAGACTTTGACCGTCCCGATCACGGTGCTAAGCACCGCAATCAGGATCATGACAAACTGATAAACTTCGAGTTGAATCGTCATGCAGCCCCCTTATCATCAGCAGGGGGTAATGGTTTAGATTGATTGACAAAGCGTAGAATCCCGCCACTGATTGCAATACCAGCGATAATTCCTAGACGAATGTGATCAGGCAAGATAGCTAGAACTTCAGGCGGAATTGGTGCTGTTGCCGCAATTGTGATCAAACCAAAAGCCCACGTAGAAATCCATTTCCAACCATGTCGCCAGTTCTCGACCAAAAACTTTTGTTGTGGTTCAAAAAATGAAGCATCTTTAGCATTAACAGAACTTAAAAAATCAATTTCATTTTTTAAAGTTGAGACACGCCCTTGATGTTTTTTAGCTTGGTCAAGTAGCTGTTGCTTCAAGTTTTCAACCTGAAGAGAGAAATCAGCATTTTTATTCTCATAATCAGTCAGTTGTTCTTTTTGATTACGAATGATTTGTTTACTGGCTTCTTCATTGGCATAAAAAACTTCTTTGGCATCTTTAGAAGCCATCTCATAACCAGCTTTCCATGAGTAATCTAATTTATCGTTTTGATCCTCATATAAACGATCAATCACATTAGACATCTGAACTTGCTTTTTAATATGCCGTTCAACTCTATTGAGCTGAGCCAAAGGGCGGATAGGGCGTTTTACTTTATTGGTCATAAGTTAATTTACCCCGTTAGAATAATGGGTAACACCGTTAACTTTTTTAGCAGTTAGGACTTGACCACGCTGTTCACCTTTTTGACTCTTATAGCCAATATGAACCCATTCATTAAATTCAAGAATGATCTGATCAAATTTGATGCCGCGCTTTGGTAATTCTTCAGCCAAAAATATTGCAACTTCTTTAGGCGTACCAAATGAGGGACAGATAAAATCAATCGCATAACCAACACAATGTGCTGAGGTTTTACTCCCACCAACCGCATTATTGACTGCAATAGAACGATAGCCCGAACTAATCAAAACTGATTTATCAAGTGCATCACGTACAGGCTGAAATAGCTCATGGCATGCTGTGATTAAATTGGCTTGATGATCTGTTGTCGGGATATTTTTAATCCCTTTACGCACCGCAGTATTACTATGTAATAACTCTGCTAAAGTAAAATTCTTTGTGACTTGCATGAGTAACCTCATAACTTTGTTATGGGTATATTTTTATATTTATAGACAGGAGAGTTTAGGGGGAACTAGTTCCAATAAAAAATTATAATAATTATTAAAAAATTAAAGCCACATTAAATGTGGCTTTCTAACTAGGGTTCAAACATATCAAGTTGCCGAGCATCCTTTTTCACTTCCTGAACTGCTATTTTACTTCTACGCTTTAATTCACGTACCCATCTGCTACTAATATTATATTTCTTGGCAAGTTCACGATTATTCAACTTTTCACTGTCTTGCAGTATTTTTTCATGCTTTAAAAATGCCGCATATTCATGAGCATAAGGAATATAAATATTGTCTCCATTCCAATACTGACAAAGTTGTTTAAGATTATTAAAGCCAATTAAATGTGCAAGCTCATGACGATCATTGCACATTTTAAATGTCGGCAGTTTTAATTCACTGCCGCCATATTGATTAACAATTGCAAGTGTTGTCGTAAGATCAGTTAAACGAATCATCGTCTTTAACGTCTCAGGCAACTTATCTAAAAACTCATCATTCATCTTTATTTGCCCTCCGTTTTTTGATTTCTAACGCGGCTACAATCTTCCAAAGCTCATGCTCAGTGCAAAATTCTAACGCTTCTTTGTTAAACATCTTTTTGGCAATACCGATTGCATAGTTCCAGTGTTTACCGCTATCTGCCAGTAACGCTTCAATTTTATTTATAAGCTGCTCTTTAGAAAGTCTGACTTCAGGCTTTTTCCCAAAGTCTTTCCGTTGATTAAAACCCAATGTCTCCATGTGCTGTAAAACATGAATAAGATGATCATCGCTCATATCTTTGGCAGATCGCTTGCCCGTGACATGCTCAAGTATGTCACGGTAGGTATCATCATCAAGATTAAGCGACTTTTTGCCCATGTGAATTGCAGCAAGGCGGCTTTTTCTGCTGATCATGCTGGCATCTCCGTTACAAGCTCAATCGAGTCACAGACTTTGACCAAGTGATTGATTGCCGCTCGTCCAGTTGAGAAGTGAGTACCCTTATAGTGAATTTTCTCATCTAAGCTTGGGAAATTTTCATACGCTCTTTTTTTCCCAAAAGCTTTTATGATTTTTTTCTTTTTTACTGGGCTATAAACTGATTTATAGCGGTCAGGATAAAATTTACCTTCAGGGTGTAACTCTGGATGAAGTAGCCATTCGCCCTTACACCAGCTATTAACATAGACTGCAACAGCAAGTTTTAAATCTTGGATGCGTTCAAGTGACAAACGAATTCGATAGCCGTCACAATCCAAGTCAACACAATCAAACTGGCTATCAATCTTTTTAAGAATGAAGTCCTTTTGAGCTTTAGATAGAGTCACGCTACTTCTCCCAAACTTTCCACAACTTCAGGCGGTAAATTTTCTAAATCTTCGATTGCTATCATAGGTATCCAAATCCGTAATCATTCATTTTTATAACTCGTTCGTCCGTCTCAGGATTGCACTTAACCCCTAAAGTCTCTGAACCACCTTCAGGCAATAAATTCAGTGGGCTAATAGAACCAGCAGAGTGAATGGTGCAGTCTTTAAGAACTTCTTTTTGCAAGGCATCTGCTACATCTTTATGCACCAACTTATTAGGGAAAATGACTGGTATAAGTTCAGACATATCGTTAATTTCTTTTTTAAACATGATGTACTTCATAAAATCCTCGCTGCTCATCAGTACCAGTCCACGACGGCTGGTAGACACGGGCGGTTGCCCGTGTTTCGCTTATTTGAAAAGTTGAACTGCTGAATCAATCGCAAACTGAAGAACTGTATTCTTTGAAATCGTTTGATTCGCATAGTTCAAAATGTGGTATTCGAAATACCCCGAATAATTAAATTTTTGCTCAACTCTCAAGCCTAAAGATTGCAAAATATCTTCTTGGCGGGTTCTAAGATTACGGATTAATAACTTATAATTTTGAATGGTAGGTTTTGGATTCATTGGTTATTCCTTGACTCACTCATTTAATTTCAGTAGCACATGAATAAGCACAAAGCAGATAAATCCCAGCCATTAGACCTGTACAGAAATAACTACCAGCAACAAAACCGCAACATGCTATAGCTAAGGCAAAATTTCGCATTTTTTCACCTCAAACATTCGCTAGATCAAGCGAGATCGGCTGGTATTTACCTTCCGTGTCACGCTCATAAAAGCGGATATAATCTTTGCTATCAGTAATGATGATGCTGTCGCTGATCGCTCTCATAGCATCAAGCCACTTCGGATCATCAATGTTGTGACGACGCAGCCCAAGCACACGACCAGTTGAGATTTTTCCCTCTTTATCAACTTGGAAAGCATCAAGAACCAACGTTTTTAAGTTGATATTCGAGTCAGTCGACCAAGACTGGATACACTCATCAATTAAGGCTTTTGCAGCTTGTAAGCGCTCATCAAAACGGATGTAGTCTTGAATCTGTCTAACGATCTTGAAACGACCATCAAAGCTATGCAGCGTTACATTTCCTTTAGTACCGCCAAGCTGAACGTCATACTGTTCAGCCGAAAGTTCTACAAATGCACCTATATCGCCAAAAGCTAAGCCCTTAAAATCACGCAAACGTTCTTGCTCAGCTTTTGCGCTCTCACATAGACGTACAACTAAGTCGCTACGTTCTAAGTCCATTGGCTTAATTTGTGACAATGGAATCAAACGACCTCTCATGTCTTGTAAATAACCTTCAGGTAATTGCATTGCTGTATTCATAAAAATCTCCAAAAAAAAGCCACCATTACAACTGCCCAACAAATCCATCCAACACTTTCACTATCCATTAGATTTTTCCTAAATTTTTCAAATATTTGATTCTATTACTTACTGCGATTGATGTACGCTTCAGTGAATTTGCTATCTGCTTGTGGCAGCGTTTTTCACGATACATACTGATCAATTGAGCCGTGTCCTCATCAGACCAACGCGGGTTTTTAAGCTGAATATCTTCTAGCTCTAGACGTGTGCGAATTGCTCTATTTACCCCGTAAATTGTGCGTCCTAAAACTTCAGCAATTTCGGGAACTGACAGACCCGCTTCCCGCATTTCAATGAGCTTGTTTATTTCCCAACCCGACCATCGAGACCACTTAATAGCTGTCATGCTTTAGCTCCTTTACACTTACGGCATTGTCTCCAGTGCCGCATTTCGCTTGGGTTATGAGTAGGTGCTTCGCGTTCACTAAATGCAGAACACTGAGCAGTGGTGATCGACTTATCTAAATATGGACATTCAACTGTGCTAAGCACTTCAATGACACGCTTTTCAATCTTGTCTGTGCTGCCCTTATATTTGCCACGAAACGCAAGAGACAAGCTTGTACGTGCATAACCCAACTCCTGAGCTAAAGCGGTCAACGAACCGCCCGCATCAAGCTTGGCTTGAATGAGTTCTCGCCAATGATTTACATCACTTGATTGAATGATTGCGCCCACAGCACCACTCCCATGAATGTGAATAGAAGAACCACAAGCATTACAATCACTAAACCATACATACGATTTCTAAAACGCTGATTTTCTACAGCTTGGTTGTATAAGCTTTTGTACTTGTTACGCTCTTTAAGTAAGTGCCAACGGTGTTCATCAAGAGCCTTGTTTTGTTCAATTAATTGATTTAAGTTCATTTTTCTACACCCATTAATGTATTAATGTTTGGGTCAAAAACTTGCCCGTTTTTCTTCACGGCAGGGGGCATTGATCCTGTATTCATTTTTTTTAGTAGCTGGTACTTTTGACCTGTTTTACTCAAATATCCAGCCGTATGCAGATAGGACAGATAAGTCGCTGCGCAAGCATGCGAAATTGTATGCTCAGGCGTACTAGCAAACTGTGCCAACTGCTTTGACGTAAATGCTGCATTAGTGATACGCAGAGTATTCCACATCGCTTTGTTCTTAATGTTCATTGGTGTAGGCGTACCACGTTCAGTCACTTCGGGTGCTGTATAACCAACGTCTTTGATGAGTTGGTAATGGTTAGCTACAAAACCACGATTAAGATGATTTGGCTGTTTAGAGGTCTCATGAATGAAGCCTGCACGCATTAACCCAACAATGTAAGCGCGTGTAGAGCTAGGTTTCACATTGCACGTTTTTGAAATTTGAAGAACTGTAAAATCATTAGGGCACTTGCGAATCTCAAGCCACATCAACTGACGTTGTGATTGATAAGGTTTTCCTACACTCATATAAGCTCCCATTAGAAAGTCCTCGGTTTTGGGCTTTCACCAGTAACAAAGCCATGTGGTAAAATTTCTTTCAGGTTTGCCAGCGTCACTTGACGTTTACCAGCTTCAAGAGCAAGCTCTCCCAAATTCTCAAGATTGCTCGATACACGACGGGTTGAACCACGCACTGCTGCAATCAGCATTTCAAGCACTGCATCATCAATGGCAATTTCAGGTGCATAAACTTGACGCAATAAATAACAGTCATCTAGATCAGTTGGTAAAGCTGCACACCAGTTGAGAATTCGTCCGTGAAATCGCTCCCAACGTTCCAGTTTTTTTGGCAATAATTCCTCACCAATCACTAAAATTGTCCCTTGGCTTGCTTCATACAGATCACGAACAATTTCAACTTTTCCACTATTCACTAAGTGATCAAACTCATCAATAATCAGTGGCTTGCCCGTCTTTGCAATCTCACTTGCTGCTGTTTCCATCATGTCATTCAATGTCCCCGCCACTGGAATAGACATCTCACGCAGTACTGCCTGTAAAAATGCTTTTTTGCTATATGTCGATTTTACTTGCACATAAAAAGCGCCAGTTTTATTCGCTACAAAATTAGCGGCAAATGACTTTCCTAGACCACTGTGCCCATAAAAACAAGCAAGCCCGCTAAGGTTCGGATTACGCTCAGAAGTACGCATCACAGTTTCATAACACTGTGCAATGTTACGAATATTCGCGATTCCGCTATTGACACTTTTTGACATATTCAAATATCCTTTATTTGGTTTAATTGATTTATAGCCTTAGTTGATACGCCAATATCGCTAAAGCCCGATTGCTGATCGTAGTTGCTCAGTCTCTTTAAGATGCTGTTGCAACTGTTGATCTTCATTACATAAGCGTTTGAACTTCTTAGAAAGTTGAAATGCTCCCCAAAATTCCTTGTCACTATCATTGACAGACTCGCCCGCTAAAATCGCCTGATCTAGGCTCATCCATTTGCCAATTTGCTCATCAATTGAAACTATAGGAACAGCTTCCATTTCATCGACTGGCAAAGCATATTTAGGTTTAAACTCTTCAACTTGTTTGACTGGTAGAGCTTCAATCTCGGCTAAAATCTCAGCATTTGAACGTAATTGACGATTAGGGAATGGAATCACTGTCTGTTGTTCAATATGTTCAATCACACGTCTAGGATTCAGTTCCTCCATGACTTCACGCTGTTTCACTGCAAGACGATCCAAACGACCCTGAGCGCGTTTTTCTCTAGCTTGTTCAATGACAGGTTTAGGAAAATAGTCACGTCTATTGGCATCCCACATTGCATGGCAAATAAATTGACCATCCAAGTTGCGAACTGTAATTTTGTCAGCGTCATGAATGTCATAGCCGACTAAAACCGTATCGTTGTGATATTCCTCAAGTAGCTTTGAAAAATAGATATTGCTAAACAGACGGATTTCACAGCGCAGAACCTTACGTTCTTCATACGGACGAAACATATCCTCAGCATCCCAGTCCTGCACAATATGAACAGGTAACTCGCCATGCTCAGACCATGCCTCATTTGGCGTTTGATGACGCTTTTTCATCGTCATGGGGTCAGTGATACGCTTCAGAGAGCGATGAGGCTTGTTGTTGTAAAGAGCTACCACATTGGCTGCAAGTTCCATAAAATCAGACCATGAGATCAAGGCTTTAGACTCGCCAAATTCGATAATGTCCTTACGTGTGATCTTGTGGACTGTTTGGCTTGCTTCTGCATCCATGTCCTTACCAATGTAAGTAGGCAAAGTTTTGGCAGCATTGACCCATAGCGTTTTATGGCTACGTTCAATTAAACCTTTACCCTGCGAGTTATAAGGCAGAGCATGTGAGACCGTGATATTTAAGCGACTTAACACACCACGCCCTTGAGCTGTCAGTAAGTCATTCTTATAGCCAGAGCCATTATCAACATAGAAAATTGCTGGTATGCCATGTAATGTTGCACACATGCGAATTGCATCAAGCACAGCCCAAGAACTTTCAGACAATGACACTGACCAACCAACCATTTTTCGAGAAGCAACATCTAAAATTGCTGTAATTTCAGGACGAAATGGCTTTCCATGCATAGGGTGAGCTACCTCAGCATCAAAGCAGTGACCATCGGCTGTGTAGACATCTGCGGGTAATAGGTCTTTACTATCTCGACGTATAAAAGCTTTGATATTTTTAATATCACGGCTACCCATACGACCTTTTTCACGTTCAACAGCCCCAAGTTTCTGAATAAAATTGCGTGCTTGGGTGTAGCTTGGTTGCTCACCGCTGTAATAAGACGGCAAGAACTCAAGACAAGCTGCTAGAGTCGGTTTCTGTGGTCTGCGATAAAGCGTGAGTAAAGCTTCAGCCCAATCAGGAATATCCTTTTTTGCCCGTTCTTTGGGTGCAAGAACACTGATTGCGCTTATATTTTTTCCCTCAGCAAACTCAACTGAACCAAACCAGTCAAACAAGGTGCGGCGGCTAACCACACGATTGTCACCAGACTTTGCATTAGCTTTCAAAACAGCTTCTTGCAGTTCAGGTGGTAGGCTGCGGTTTGTAGCATCGGCAATCAATTGCTCAATAGTGCGTGTGATCCGCGTTCCATGATTCACTTGCTGCTGTAAAAACCGCACGATAAACAAACGGTTTTCTGCAATCTCACGTTGCCAATTACTTAGCTGGTTAGCTGACTGAATTGGTTGTGATGGGTTAGTTTCAATTAGCCCTGTTTCTAATTCCACAGTTGCAGTTAGATTTCTGCTTTTAAGAACTTTTGATATGATTAAGTTCTTAAAATTATCATTAGGTTCGTATTCTCGACGAACACCCCCTTTCCCGCGACTAGGAACTTCTTTATACTTCCAATTGTTTCGTGTTAAGAACTTGTCTAATCCTTTTTGACTTTTAGGTAAGCCATCAAGCTCTAATTCAAGTAATTCGGTTACACTGTAATGAGTTTTCATGTTTACACTCGCTCGCTATAACGAGGGTAAATACGCTTGTTATTGCTAGTCCATCGTTCAGGGAAAAGCACATAAAGTGGTTCTCCTAAAAATTTAGCAATAACAAGCTCTGCACTTTTGCATGGTTTTATTAAAGCACTGCGTAAAGTTGTTTCGGGCATTGCGTTATCATGAGCTAAATCAGCTAAAGTCTTACCTTTTCTGTAAATAGCTGCTTTGATTGCGTGTTTATCCCAGAACTGTTCTTTTGGGTTTTGCATACTTCCCATATTGAACTCCCAGCCTTGTTAGGCATTTTTTTGACCTGTTAGAATCATTGTTTAATGAATCTAACGACAATATAAGTTCTTAAAAAAGAACTGTCAATAGTTCTTAATTTAATTAAGAACTAATTTTTATTGGATTTTATAAAATTCAATATTATCAATAACTTATTTTGGTTCTTAAAATAAAGGAATTATGTGTTATGAGTTCTAATAAAGCTAAAAGTAATTCAGAACTAGAGAATCCATTAAAAGATCGTATAAAAGTTCTTATGACACCTGATGAACTTGAAAAACCATATAGTTTTGCAACACGGGTGGGGTTATCAAAAGGTACATTTACTGGAATATGGGTAGAAGGGAGAAAATCCTTCCATCAAACTACTGTAGAAAAAATATGTAAGGCTACAGGTGCAAACCCTGGTTGGTTAGTGACGGGAATAGGAGAGCCATTTACGGATGTTGTTCCAGCAGTTCAACAAGAACAAACCACACTGGTAGAGCCACAGATCATAGAGGAAGAGGGTTTAAAGATTACAACGGCTATAGATAAAGCCATGCTACAAACCGCATTAGAAACAACAGAAAAAAAGCTTAGAGAACAGCATCTTACTATGCAACCAAAGCCTAAAGCCGAATTCATTCTTATGCTTTATGAAATCCTGATTGACCAAGAAAAACAGTCATATAACAAGCAGTTATTGAATGATGTGATCTATGAAGTAGAAGAATGTTTAGAAAGGCTACATAAAATGATGCTAGTTGATAAAAAAACCTTATTAATAATAGCAATTTATACATTATATAGTGTAAATTCACAGGACAAGAACGGAATTAGACAGACCGTTACAGACATTGTTAGGAAAGCTGCATAATATGCCTGAGAGAACAAACATTTTACAATTCTTAGACCACCACACACAGGGAGATAAGCAACCACATACTATGCTAAAATTTGAGCATAAAGGCTGTAAAATAGAACTCACGACTATGAATGGCAAAGAAAATGCTAGGGAGTTGTTAGAAACCTGTTTACAAGCTGTTTATTTAAAAAACGATGCAAAATAAAATAAAAAAACGCCTGTTTTGCTACCGATAATCCAATTTCGGTGCAAAAAAATGGATAAAGCCATGATCCAGCCTTATCCTCTTTAAAAAATCCTCAAACCTTTACGCTTCAATCATTTCATCCCGCTTCATCCCATTTCTTCCCGTCTCATCCCACGCATAGCCTAGTGCAGAATCAATCAGTAACTCACAAATCTATATCAGATGAGGAAAAATAATAATGATCGTCACTTTTATCTCTCAGTGTGAAAAGAAAGCGATTCCTCGAACTCGCCGTGTACTTGATGCTTTTGCGGATCGAATTGGTGACAATACATGGCAAACAGTCATTACCGAAGATGGTTTGATTGCTGTTAAAAAATTGTTGAGAAAGACCGTTACTAAAAGTACGGCGGTCAGTTGCCACTGGATTCGTGGTCGTCGTAGAAGTGAGTTGCTGTGGGTCGTTGGAAATCGGAATAAGTTTAATACGCAGGGGATTGTGCCTGTGAATACCACCAAGAAAAAATTAGATCAAAATAAATGGGAAAATGACTGGCATTATTTACCTCTGATTAAAGCGTTGGTTGCCGTGTCCGCACTACTTCACGATTGGGGCAAAGCAACGGTTTTATTTCAGCAGAAACTCCTCAGTAAAAATAACCAATTCAAAGGTGATCCTTTACGGCATGAATGGATTTCTTGTCTTTTGCTCAATGCATTGGTTCAATCATCGGGCGATATTGAAACTGATGAAGCATGGCTCAATTTATTTATCAGTCAAAGCTGGAATGAAGAAGTACTCAAACAAACGATTGTAAAAAACTCAGACCAATCTAAAGTTTTAGATCAACTTCCACCTTTAGCACAGTTGGTTGCATGGTTGATCGTGTCACACCATCGTTTACCCAATTTAAAAAGTGAAGAAGAATATAAGAAATATGGCAGTGAAGATGTTTCATATATAAATAATTTATTTGAATTGATCAAAACAGATTGGGGTTACCAAAATAAATTTGAGGAAAAAGAATACCAACAACGCCTTAAATTGTGCTTTGAGTTTAAACAAGGTTTGTTGACTCAGTCATTTGAATGGAACAAACAAATTAAAAAATGGTCAACACGTTTATTACAGGAGTCTCAAGTATCACAACAGATATTTGCGGATGGGAGTTGGCGAGTGATTTTACATTATGCCAGATTGTGTCTTATGTTAGGTGATCACTATTATTCATCTTGTGAGGCGGATAAAACGTGGAAAACCAACTTATCACTCGTTGCAAATACTGACCCAAAAACGAAACAAGCCAAACAATTTTTAGATGAGCATTTAGTACGCGTTAGTGACAATGCGATGCGAGTCGCTCAATCTTTAAGTCGCTTAGCCGATGATATGGAGCCTGCTTATGATATTCAAAAATTAAAAAAGAAGAGTCCGCAAGGTTTTGAATGGCAAGATCAGGCAGTGAAAGGGATACAGCAATTTATTCAAAAAAATGAGGGAGTAGAGAAACAAGGTTGGTTTATTGTCAATATGGCGAGTACGGGTAAGGGTAAAAC